AAGCTGATGGCGAGCTACGACTTGGATCCTAATGTTGCGATGAAAGATGTGAACACTGGAGACGCTATTGACAACCTGAATTGCAAGGTTGCAGCGGTCCTCGAGCCTGGAAAGGTTCGGACTGTGACGGCTGGCGAGGCTAGGCCCTATTGGCTCTCGCGTAGTTTCCAGAAGGATATTCACTCCTATATCCGCAACATACCACAGTTCTCTCTCTGTGGGCAGCCTCTCGAGAAATGGCATTTCAAATTTCTCGATCGAAAGGCTGGCGCTCTTGGAATTTTTCAAGAATACGCCGCTGACGGAGAAGAGACCGTCTGGGTGAGTGGAGACTATTCAGGCGCAACGGATGAGATTGATATCCGATTAACTCGCGCTTGCCACCGACTCATGATGGAACGCGTCACCTCCTTTCTCGACGGGGAAGGGTGGGACGTCAGCGAAATAACTAAGTACACAAACATGCTTGATTCGTGTATTGAGACCCATACTGTTAGTTATCCGCTTGATATGGTTCACAATAGCTTGGGCTCCAAGAATGGAGATCTCCACCCAACTCTTCAACAGAATGGTCAGCTCATGGGTTCGACCTTATCGTTCCCTATTCTGTGCATTGTGAATTTCTGCGTCGCCTGGCTTGCGCTCTGGCCAGAAATACAGGATTTTCGCGAGGTGCCAATTCTCGTGAACGGAGATGATATCCTGTTTCGCTGTCGGAAAAGTCAATATCCGACATGGTGCGATCAGATCAAGAATGCAGGTTTCCGCAAATCGATTGGAAAGAACTTCGTTCACCCTGACCGTGTGTACATCAACAGTCAGCCGTGGATCGTGAGGAAACGATCGGATTTTGCGGATACTAGATCTTGTGAGTTTTCGTATCAGCCCTTCTTCAATACTGGCCTAATGCATGGACAGTCGAAGGTTGCGCGACAACCAGCTTGTGATGGCGCATATGCACGTCAATACATGCCTACTTACGCCCTCCAGCCTCGTGCTGTTGAGGGAGCTCTGAATCAGGAACGAGCGATTCGTCGTTTCTTCAGCGTTCATCGTGAGCATTTACGTAAGGCTACGGCTGATGGATTCTTCTCATATCACGCTCCTCGTGAGTACTTGGGTCTTGGAATGATCCCGAGTGAGAAGGCCCGATTTACTTACGCCCAGAAACGTTTGGCGTCGGAGGTTTACCTTGCTGGACCTACCGGCCTCTTTGGAGGCAAGAAGTTGGTTATCGGTGATGGAGTTATCTCACGTCCCATGCATGATTTGTCACGTCATGCTAAACCAACCAAGTTTTATCGGGGGTGTCGTGTCCCGCCTGTTCGCGAATCTGCAGGTGTGTGTGGCTACACTGTGCTCCAAGACGTTGAGCATAGGGACCTTGATCGGAAGTCTGATGCCCTAGTTGATGGGGAGTCTGTAATGTTTTCTTCCGCAATCCATTTGAGAAAACTCGCCACTAGGCTTTTGAAGCGCGGACCAGCTCCGCCGCCTCTCCCGGAGAAACTTATCGAAAGAGGTTTCTCGCAGGGTGCCGTTATCGCGGACGGCGTGGTGCAGTTTAATTCCTTTGATGCGCAGCTATGACCCTAAAAGTGATCCCAGATGGGCGTTCTCCTATACCACGTGACGAACTTAATCCACGTGCGTCGGAGCTTCATTGCTTTTAGATTGCAAAACGGTCAACTGCTTGAATACATCATTGCGTGAGTAGTCTTAACTTAAAGACGGGATAGTACTTCGTCCTAAGCAAGACGTTAAACTGCTTCGACCTGGGCATTGTGTCGTCCTCGGAATGCGCAAACGAGGGGGCTCGAACATACGAGACGTAACCCAAACCTTGACTCTAGATCCACCCACGTATTGGGTCGGTGTGGGGGACGGGGCGTTTGTGCAGAATGAGGACGAACCGTCGTTAAACTGCCTACAGCATTAGAAAAGGTCGCTGATGTATGACAAATGCTGTTCACACCCAAGTGTGATGGGGTCGCATAGATTCCAACGGTGAGAAATCACCCAACCAGGGATACTCATTGAGGGGACCAGTTGGACACTGTTGGTTGGACCAAAACGGTGGCGCCGGATGCGGCGTCTTAATAGTTCCGTGCTAAATCCGAGGAGAGTTGTATCGACTCGGTAAAGGCCGACAGACTGCACGGTCTGTAATTCTATGCGATGTACAGTCGCTGCGCGCAGACATGCGCGTCGTAGATATGAGATGACTATTGTCTTGAGCACGCTCGGAGTTCTAGCTCCATACTCATATAGCCCCCATGTCACTTTGTGACGAGAGGATGGGCAGCGACACACGTTCGAGCAGGTATCCCATGCAATCGAAACGTGGAAAGGCGAAAGGAAAATCGCCAAACAAACCCAAGAAGCAGCAGGCGCGAAAGACTAGACAGCCCAGTCAACGTCGATCGCGTACGGGTAAATCCCGTGCTGGATTTGCTCCGGCCGCCGTCTCATTCCAAACGCGGACGGTGTCCACTCCATGGAAACTCAAACGTCGTGAGTTTATTGCCGACTTGTACGCTGAGGCTGGTCAGACCTACGTACAAACGGTCGCGAGGATCAATCCTGGATTGACCTTGTGGGGCCCATGGACTGCGGGTGTTGCGCAGAATTTTGAGGAGTATCGTTATACCTCTCTTCGGGTCAAGTACCTTCCGAAGTCTGCGACAAACATTACCGCTGATCTGATCTTCACCTTTGTCTATGACGCCAAAGAAGAATTCTTTGGGACCCGTGCCGCGCAACTGAATTACGCTGGCACCGTCACGACAAACTCATGGAAGGAACTCACTTTGGAGTTCGACACGCGTCAGGCTGACAAGGTTACGCCAGCGCGTTATGTCCGTGGATCCGATGCCCCAACTGGAACGGATCTTCGCTTCTATGATCCAGGTTATCTCGTCTACAGCGTTGGGCCTAATAGCATTGCTACGGGGACGAGTTTCCTTGGAGAAGTGTGGGTTGAGTATGAACTCGAGCTGATGAAGCCTCGTATTCATGAAGATACTGAACTCCCCATGGGTGAAGTCGAG